CAAGGAATTAAAAAATGGCGAATTCAACATCTGCTAACCTAAAACTTACAGTTCAAGCAACCGGTGAAAACTCGGGAACTTGGGGTCAAATTACAAATACAAACTTATTAATTTTAGAACAAGCTATTGGTGGTTTTACAACATTTAACTTAACTAATGCTAATAGATCTTTAACTTTTTCAAATGGTGCTTTATCTAATGGTAAAAATGATGTTATTAGATTAACAGGTACACTAGCAGCTAATAGAACTGTTTCTATTCCAGATGGAATAGAAAAAACTTATTTTGTACAAAACAATTGTGATCACGCTGGTAATACTTTAACTTTTAAAACTTCATCAGGAACAGGCGTTCTTTTATGTGAAGGAAATTGTTATACTTTATATTCAGATGGAACTAACATTGAAAAAGTAAACGAATATAGAAAATGGAGAGTGGTATCTGCAGCTGAAACAGTTCAAGCTGGAGCTCAACTTTTAGTCAATACAAATGGTGGAGGGGTAACAATAACGCTCCCAGCATCACCTTCTACGGGAGATGAAGTGCATTTTGTTGACCAAGGTTATGATTTTAATTCTAACGCATTGACTGTTGGTAGAAATGGATCTAATATAGCTAATGCAGCATCAGATTTAACAGTTAATACTCAAGGCGCAGCTTTTGGATTAGTATTTTCTGGTGATGCTACAACAGGATGGACTTACACGGAGAAATAATATGTCAAATTACGAAGCAACAAAATACGATTTTTCTGGAGCAAACCTTACAGGTATCGAAGGAATTCCTACAGCAACTATTGTGCCGTGGTCTTCTTCTTCAGTACCAACAGGTTTCTTAGAGTGTAATGGTGCGGCTGTTTCAAGATCAACCTATTCTGCATTATTTGCAATTATAGGAACAACTTATGGAGCTGGAGATGGTGCAACTACTTTTCTTCTGCCTGATTTACAAGACAACGTTGCGTTAGGTAAGTCTGGAACAAAAGCTTTAGCATCAACTGGTGGTGCTAATACTGTGGCATCAACTGGAAATGTTGGAGGTTCAACAGCTAATGCAACTTTATCAACATCACAACTTGCATCTCACGCCCATGCATGTAACAGAACTAATAGTGTTGCTGGAAGTGATTCTATATTTAGTATTACTCAAATTGCACAAGTACAGCCTGGTTCAAGTGTAGATACAAGAAATACTGGTTCAGGAACTGGGCATTCTCACAACATGAGTGCAACATTTAGTGGTGATTCAACTTCAGTTGTACAACCTTATTTAGCATTAATTTATATAATAAAAACGTAGGAGAAGTATGGCAACAAACGCAACATGGACGGTAGTATTTGAAGACAAGTTAGTTATCAAACAAAGTGGTGACGCAGCGGGGGGATATAAAATTTCTGATGATGATTTTTGGGGATTAGCTAAATGGAATAACATTTGGGCTATTCAATATGGAACAGCAAATCCAAGTGACACTGTGGAATATAGAGATCAAACACCACACTCCACTTGGGAAGATGCAAACTTAGGTGACTTTCAAGATTTTATAACTAGATGGGATTCAGCTCATTTAGCTCAATTACAATCTGGTTGGGATAACAACAATGTTGAAGGCGAAAGCGAAGCAGATAAAATAGCTAGATTAGGCGCAAGACCTACTTCTTACTCATCACTTTAAAGGCTTTAAATTAAAAGCATAACAAATTCTATACTCTTTTCTATCTTCAGGTAATACATAGTGTAGAAGATTAAAAGGAAAAACTAAATAATCAAATAGTTTAGGTCTTATTTCAAACACATCTGACTGCGCGTCTCTAACAAAATTAATATTGTTATTTTGAGAAGACAAATACATTACTCCAGAAGCTCTTATGTCATTACCCGCATGATAATGAGGTTTGTTATAAGATTTATTTGTCAAAACATTTAACCACCCATTTAAAATTTTTAACTGATATATAGTAGACATTTGATGATTTATAAGTTTGTCTAATTCTTTTTTACCACTAAAATCACCGTGATATTGAAATCCGTCTACACAAGAATAAAGATCTTTTTCTTCATAATTTTTTTCTACATAATTTAATATTTTTTTATGTGTTTCTAAAGGAACTATAATTTTACCTTGAAATACACTTATACTGAATAAATTATAAGTATGTAACATTATTTAAGCATCATCCAAGAAGTTAATATATATTTTTCACCAGATAGTGGTGGATTACCTCTATGTAAATATGGAAAAGCAGCAGGCCAAATAACTATTTTACCAGTTTTAGGTTTCACTCTTTTTGAAAAATGTAAAAATTCAGTTTCTCCCCCTTCTTCTACATCATTTAAATATATACTAAAAACAAAAGCTCTAGGTTCATTTTCAAAACCTTTACCATGTTCAATATGCCAAACATGATAACCCTCTGTAGGTAAAGTTTTTTGTATCTTTAAATCTGTAAAATGAAAAGGAACTCCATAAGCATCGTCTGCTCCTGTATTTTTTACATAATGATTCCAAGCTAAATCAAAATTTACCATCATTGGTTTTAAAGACTCCCACCAAATATCTATATTATTAGGAGTTGCAAAAAATTGTTGATCTTGTTTTTGTAATATAGATGCTTTTTCAAAACCAATTCTATTTATTGTATTATTAAATTTATTTTGATTTTCATATAATTTAATGGCTTTATTGCATTCTTCTTTTGTTATATAGTTATCATACACACCAATAAAGTTGGTGATATTTACAGTTTTTTCCATTATAATCTCTCTTTCATATTTTAAATAAGTATTATATAACTCACTATATGCTACAAAAACTAAATTTCAAGTCAGGATTTAATAAACAAGATACCGAGTCTGGAGCAGAGTCTCAATGGGTAGATGGTGATTTTGTAAGATTTAGATATGGACTTCCTGAAAAAATAGGTGGTTGGTTACAACTTACCGCAGCTAATAAAACTTTACCTGGAGCAGGCAGGGCACAAGTTGCATTCTCTAGTTTTGCAGGTGAAAAATACGCAGCTATCGGAACTTCACAAGGTTTGTTTTTATATTATGGTAATGATTTTTACGATATCAGTCCGTTAGATACAGCTATTACAGGAGGCACATTAACGACTGTTAATGGATCTAATGTTGTAACTATTAACAAAGGATCTCATGGATTAGCCGTGGGTAGATATGTAACTCTTTCAGGAGTCACTGTTACAGGAGCGTCTGACTTTACAACAGCGGAACTAGAACAGGCTTATGAAATATTAACTGTTCCTGATATAGATAAGTTTACGGTTCAAGCTTCTCGAAACGAAGGTGGAACTGGTATGACCGCAGCAGGAGCTGTAACTGTTAATCCATATGTTGAAGTTGGTCCTACTACTCAAACAACTGGTTATGGGTGGGGTACATCTACTTGGAACACATCTACATGGGGAACAGCTAGAGCTACCAGTGACGTAATTCTAGATCCAGGAAACTGGAGTTTAGATAATTTTGGTCAAGTATTAGTTGCAACTATTTTTAATGGTGAAACTTTTACATGGAATGCAGGGGCATCAAATGCTAGAACTATTAGAGCTTCTAAAACTACAAGTAATTTTCAAACTACAAACAATCCTGGTAAGAGTAGATTTACATTAGTATCTGATAGAGATAGACATTTATTTCATTTTGGAACCGAAACAACAATAGGTGATCCAACAACACAAGATCCGATGTTTGTAAGATTTTCTAATCAAGAAGATTTAAATACTTATAATCCTACAGCTACCAATACAGCAGGTACATTTAGATTAGATACAGGTAATGAAATTAGAGCAGCTCTTCAAGGTAAAGATTATGTTTTTGTAATAACAGATTTAGCAGCTTATGTAATTCAATTTGTAGGACCGCCATTTACATTTAGTGTCAGACAAGTTGGTACCAATTGTGGATGTATGAGTCAGCACGCAGCCACTTTCGTAAACGGAGCAGTGTTCTGGATGGGATCTCAAGGTGGATTTTTTGTTTACGATGGAACAGTAAAATCATTACCATCTTTAGTGGAAGATTTTGTATTTACAACAGACGGTGATAATCTTGGATTAAATTTTGATTCTAGTGATGTTGTATTTGCAGGTGCTAATAATTTGTACACAGAAGTAAATTGGTTTTATCCAAAAGCAGGATCAGAACAAATAGATAGGTGTGTAACTTATAATTATGCTGAGGATTGTTGGACTACATCATCTTTAGATAGAACAACTTATCAAGATCAAAGTGTATTTGATCACCCATATGCAACAGATTACGAAAATACATCTACCCCTGTTTTCCCTGATATATTAGGAATTACAAATTTATTTGGAGCTAGTATATATTATGAACATGAAAAAGGCACAGACCAAGTATCTAGCACAGCAACTACTGCAATACCAGCTTTTATACGATCAGGTGATTATGATATTACTTCAAGAAGAAGCGCATTAGGTCAACAAACAGGTGTGGCAGATTTTAGAGGAGATGGTGAATTTTTTATGTCCGTTAAAAGATTTATACCTGATTTTAAATATCAACAAGGATCAGCTAAAATAACTTTATTTGTAAGTGCGTTCCCTGATGATGTAGCAGTTAGCTCACCTCTTGGGCCATTTACAATTACAACAACGACTGATAAAGTTGACACAAGAGCTAGAGGTAGGTTAGTATCCATTAAAATAGAAAATGAATCCATTGGTGAAACCTGGAGATACGGTACATTAAGATTGGACGCACAACCGGATGGTAGAAGATAATGTCAGTAGATAAAAAAATAGATTATGTAGAACAGGATGGTTCTTTAAATTTTATAAAAAACTCTGAATCTGTAACTGTTCCAAAAGAATTTAAAGCTAGAAAAAATGCACCCAAAGTTAAGCTTGCATATATTACAGATGCTGAAGCTAAAATGTTAAAGAAAAAGAAACCAGGTACACCGCACAAAGGACCAAAAGGTATACCTAGTTATGATACTTTTGGATCAATAGATTCTAGTGGTAGAGATACAGGAGTATCTGGAGAAACAGCTAGTGGTTTTGAAACAGGATTTTCTGGTGAAAGAGGTAGAGCAGATGCAAGAGCAGCTGGTTTTTCGCCTGAAGATGTTAGAGATTTTAGATCAGGAGCTATCGCTGCAGGTGCAGGTCGAAGAGTTAACCCTGGTTTTTTTGATAGTAGAAATAGAGTATCACCATTTGAATTAGGCAGAGCTAGACAATTTAATCCGGCTGCTTTTACTCAATCTAGAGGTGGTATTATGAATTTAATTACAGGTGGTGGATTGTTAGGAAACATAATTAGAAGTGTTGGACAAAGACTTGGTTTTGGTAAAAGATTTAATCAACCAACTTATGATATGTCAGGGCTTTCTGGTTTACCTTTAGGTGGATCTGCTATTTTTGAAAATCTAGATATAAGAGATAAATTTAATAGATTAGGAATACTTTCTCCTGAAGTTATTGATAGATTTGGAAATACTATTGGACCACGAAATGTAATATTAGAAGATGAAGATGAAGATGAAGATGACTTTTTTACAAATGCTATGGCTGGATTAACTGAAAAACAAAAACAATTATTGGATCAAAGAAGAGGAATGTTAGATGCTTTAGGAGATGAGGCTATATTAAATACCATTAGATCAGAAGATGATCCTGATGATCCAGCAACATTACAAGATGTAAGAGAATATTACGGACTAGCATAATGGCTAAAATAACAAACTATATACCTGAACCGAAACCAGAATACGATGTCGAAAATCAAAGACAAATAATAGAGTCTTTAACTACATTACAAAATCAATTAAACTTTTCTTTTCAACAAGATTTAAAAAACGAACAAGACGCATTTAATTACTTTTTATCATGAG